TTAACTCCATTACTTCTAACCATAAACTCTAAGTGAGCAATCATTGGTAACCTAACACCGTTAGCATTAAATCCTGGTATTTTACTATCCTTAGTGTGGAAATCTAAATGATTCTTTTTACTATTAAGTATTTTACCTCTAGGTTCATCATAATGTAAGTGTTTATATCCTAATTCAATTAACTTTAATACTGTTGACACACCCATACCACCAGTTATATCAACCACAGTGTAAGCTTTATATAAATTACCATACTGATACACCAGTTCACCCAATAAATCTGGCTGAACCTTACCCTGGTACTCCATAACTTGTTCCATAGTGGTAAAATCAATAATTACTATCGTTGAACTATCATTACCGTCACCCCTAGATACATCAACACCCATAATATATTGATGCCCCTCAACTGGTTGTTCCCAAATCCAAAACTCTTGTTCAATCCCATCAGTAAATGCTGGTTCTTTTACATTATTATCCTCATGGAATACAATATCTTCATCTTTTATTACATTACCACCAGAACCTAAAAAAGAAACGTCAAGCTCCTGTGCAATTTTCCTAGAATTATTATTAAGAGTCATGCACATATTCTCATACCATTGAGATGTTGGTTTATACCCATCCTTAACCATTTGAGGGTATTTTTTAGAATCATATTCAACCTCTCTAATTTCCTCAACAACTTCACCACTATCATTTTTCTTAATCCAGAATAATCCAGTACCATCTTGTTTGCCATTATAGCGTGGGTCCTCGTACCAACGCATTTCAATTACATTATAATTATTTTTACCAATCTTAGATTGTTCATAAGTTTTATAATACAATGGGTCCATACCATTTGGCGTAGATATTAACATTACCCTACCACCAGTAGCACATGATGACATAGCAGCAGCATAAACAGCATCACCATTATCAATAAATGCAGCCTCATCAAATACAAGATATGTTGGTGTATACCCCCTAAGTGCATCCTCAGAAGTCGCAACTGCAATAATTTGTGTTCCGTTTGGTAATTCTATTTCTATTTTTGAGTTTGATATGAATATATCTCTCTTTTCGTTTTCTGGAGAACCATAGTATTCTGGTCCCCATATCCATCTAGGTAATTGTGTAAGATAATCTTTAATACCTCTAACAAATTTTTGAGCTAATTTTAATTTATTGGCTATGACAAGTATAGTCTCTGGATTATCTGGGTCACAAAACCCAGACTTAATAGCCATATAAGCTTGTGTAGTAGTTGAAATACCAGCCTGTCTAGGTTTCGTAACTAAATTATATGAATTAGCTTCATAAGCCCTTACAATTTGTTTCTGTCTAGGAAATAGTTTAAATGGGACAAAACCACCTTGAGTTAAATCCTTAGTTTCTAAATAGGATTCAATCGCATGTACTGGGTCTTGAACACATTTCATGTATTCATGTAATATTTCTTGTCCTGTTAACATATTCTTTTATTATATAAATATGTTGATATGGACAAATAACCTAAAAAATGAATTTAGCGTATATTTCTTGGTCTATTTGTCTTTCATTGTAATTTAGGAGTCTACACATATCTTCGAACCATTTATTTGTAGGTGTGTAACCCAATTTAAATAATTCATCTTGACCTTCAGTAATATTTTCTAATGTATCAATAACTTCATCATCAGAATTAAATAAATACCATGTAATATCTTTACCAAACCTCGTATCTTCCCACCAATTAATATCTGTAATGTGAAAGGTATTTCTCTTGATTAATGAATCCCTATAAGTCCTAAAGAATAAGTTATCAGCACCATTGGGTGTTGATACCATTATTATTTGACCATCAACCTCCAATGAAGTTATTACTACATCATATAATTCATTACCTTTATTAATAAATGCCGCTTCATCAAATAAAACACATGTTGGTTTAAACCCTCTAAGCGCATCCTTATTAGTTGCTACTAAGTATTTTGAACCAGAAGGTAATTCAAAACTTAATTTACCACCTATAAAGATACTCTTTTCTTCATTTTCTTTAGAACCATAATAATCTGGTCCCCATGTTTCTCTAGGTAATGATGATAAGAATTCTTTTATTTTTTTTAGTTGATGTTGTGCTTGGGATAAGTTAGTACTTATAATAACTATTGTTTCTGGTTTATCTGGGTGATTAAAAGAGCCCTTATTAGCCAAATAACCTTGTGTAATACTTGACACCCCACCTTGCCTATATTTCTTAACTAAGTTAAACCTATGTGTCTTATAACTATTTAATATTCTCTTTTGATAATCAAATAATTTAAATGGTTGATATTCAACCTTACTATTAACGAATACTTTGAATTGTGTTTCAATTGTTTCTAATACACCCATAACTTTTTTTATTAAAAATATAGGTAAAAATAAAAAAAGCAACCCTAGGGTTGCTTTTCTTAAACTAATTTTAATTATTCTTTATAATAAATCATCAATTTCAAATAATCCATCATCGTTATTAATGGATTCATTATATTCGTCAGTTTGAATTTCTTTTTTTATTTCACTAAGGATTTCAGATATTACACTACTACCACGCTTAGTGCCAGAAATTATCTCTACCATAACGCTATTAAATTCATCTGGTGGTAAATTAACTAAGTCAAAATATACATGGTGTTTTAAATTAAAATCTTCTGGTGGCATACAATCACAAAATTTTCTCCATATAGCTGGACCAAATCTCATATCCCAAGGTTCAGCTTGTACGAAATCCGATTTATTAATAACATATTCAGTAATTGTTTCTTCTCTTGGTAATCCAGAACTAGATAACACCTCCATAACACCTTTACACAATTCATGTATGAGTACTGGAAATACAATAGCCTTTGCTTTTATTACTGGTTTAAGGTTACCATCGTCTAATTTTTCATAATCCAACTCGCAAGAACCACCATTAACAGAGTTACTTAGGTCTGGAACTATAAAATACATATAATCAGCGGCACTCATCATTTTTTTATAATTACCTGGTAATAATGGATTCATGTCTCTTAATTTATCATGTGACATATGAAACATATGGTTAACACTCTTAGAAGCACCTTGAATCATAGAATTAATTACTCTTCTTTTTTTAACTTCTTTATTCGCACTTACAATATCATCATGTGAATCAAATTCTGTTTCTGTCTCTTGAGGTAAATCAATTGTACCACTAGGTGAAATATCTGGTCTTAATTCAGCTTCAAATAAGATAGAACCTTCTGGTATATTAAATTCTTCCACAATCATCTCAACAGCAAGCTCCTCTAATGTCTTAACATGTTTAGACTCCATTTCAATTGCTTCCATTACCAATGGATATTGCATCTTTTTAATTTCATCATTATCGATAACTGGCATATTAAAAGCTTCTCTACACCTCATAACAACCTCTCTAAACCTTTCACGAATTAATTTCATTTCAGTAGTTATCACATCACCTTCACCAAAGATACCACAATCAGATAATGAATGTTCATTTCTCCTAATATTCTCCTCTAATTTAGGGTCTATTCTTTCAGTAATGTCATCAGAATATAACATATTTTCATTAATCAAATTTTTATTAATTAACTTCTTATCAGCTAGGGCTTTTTTTGCTAAATCTCTATATTTACTCATTTCTTAAGTTTTTTATTTTAATAGTTTTTAATACTTTTCTTTTCTTCTTACCAACAACAGCTTCTATTAATTGGTTTTTAGTCATTTTAGGTCTTACAGATTCAAAAGGTAAACCATCATTATCATCTGGCTTCTCACTATAATCTAAACCCTCCCCATCATTAGCTAATCTTTTTAACATTTTTCTTTCTAAATATTCATCTTCACCAGCTTCAATATCTCCACCAGGTATATCACCGAAATCTTCACCAGTATCTTCATATTGCGACTCTGGTTTTGTTCTATGTGATTTCTTAATTGCATCAGCACCTAAAGAATCTTGACAAATAGCATATGCATTATCTACCCCACCTCTTTTCTTAACATCAGCAACACACCTATCAAATTTAGCAGTATGAACCTTATCATCACCACTCTCAGAAAGTTCACTATCTTCCCCGCTATAAGCTTTCTCTAAAGCAGATGCCGCCATCTTGTCCGAAATATTTTTAACCGTTTCTGGGTCATCACTTACAGCACTAATTATTGGTTCTATTTCCCTAGACACGTCTGGCAATTTATCTGCGACTGCATTAGCATCATTTTTACCTATTTTTTTAGCTAACGCTACGTTTTCCTGTATTTCTATTTTTTTAATTCTCATTATTTACCTTTTTAATTGTATCCTTATTTTCTAAAACTAAATCATGTTCATATAATTTATCTTCAACACTTTTAATAGTCTCACCAAAATGTATTGCCAACCTATTTTCTGGATACTCATCATAATCATCCATATTTTCCCAAGCCAAAGCCACAACACCATCTACAGCATCCCAAACAGCAAATTCACTACTATTTTGAACTAAATTTAACTTTAAATCATCAGTAGTTAATTTACCAACACGTTTAACAAAATCAGTGTTTGGTGGTGAAGGTCTACCAGATGCTGGGTAAGCATCCCAGTCATCACCATCTACATTTTCAGTTCTATCGGAAAATAAAAACTCATAAAGATGTTTACCAGTCCAGTCTTCACCTATTTTATTAACATATATTAAATACAAATCCTCCATTATATATCTTTTGAATAATCAGAAGTATCATCAAAACCTTCCCCCATCTTAGGTTTTGGTTTTGGCTTTAAATTAGGTTTACCCTCCCAAATTCTTTCCTCTCTTCTAATCCTTCTTTTAGGTTCAACCTGTGGTTCAGCTGGTTTTATTGCTGGTTTAGTTGTTTCGTGTAATTTTGTAGTTATAATATCTTTCATACTTAAAGTTTCTACAAATATAGGACTTTTTTCTGAATTATCCAAATTCTCAACAATATCAGATACTTTTTTATTTGACCACATCTTACATGACCAATAACCAGCAGTTGTTTTATCCTTCTTTTCTGAACACTTATGTCTAGCTCTAAAAGATTTCTTAGCTTCAGCATTATCTCTTCTAATTTCCATATTAGGGTCACCAAA